TTATCGCCAATAAAATCTTGTTCAAAAATATTCATCTATTCTCCTTATGTACTAATTGAGTCAACTCTGCTAATCCAAACATCTACACTTGATGCAGCAGATGATTGACCTTTTAAAACATCTGCGTTCTGCAAAACAACTTTAGATCCTGATTGTATAAGTTCAACTGAACTTGCCGCAGGTAAACTTAAATCTTTAACAAGGTATCTTGTTGTAGAGCCGCCTTCTAAAATAAATACACTAACAGTTACTGCTGCCGCAGTTATGTTAGCTAATCTTAATCCAACGATAGCATCATCACTATTAGCTGTTAATAGTGTAGTTGCTGAGTTAGTTATTTGACCGCCTGTTGATTCAAAGTCTTGTGCCATTTTTCCTCCTTATAAAGCTATTGCCATAGCAGTTGCAAATCCTTTTGAAGCTGCATCTGTTATTTTACTTACGTTAATATTATTTACAGCAAGATTGATCGTTCCGCTAGTAGTAATTGGTGAACCAGTTACTGTAAATTCTGATGATCCTGCGTCTGCTACAGCTACTGAACTTACAGTACCTGTAAACTGAGGTTGAACCTGTGAAAAAGTAATGTTTACACTACCAATAGTACCACCAGTATCTGTTGTGCATAAAAATATTGTATCTTCGTTTGTTGTTCCTTCTTGAATAATAACAAGCTGACCAGCTAACTCATCTACTGTATTAAAATCAGGATCTCTACTTGCTGCACCACTTGCTGGAACTAAATAAATACCATTCTCTGTAGCATCTGTTTGATCTTTAACTAAAACTTTATCACCTGTGACTAAAGAAATACCATCTAAAGTATCTCCATTTTCTAAAGCATTTGATAAATTAATATTTGCTGTTGTTGCTACTCTTGTAATAATTCTTGTTTTTAAACCTGCAACTAAATCATCTACATAACTTTTTGTTGTAACATCTGAACTACCTGATGGTGCAGACATACCTGTAATTGATCCACCTGTTATAGCAACATTATTTGCTGCTTGTGTTGCAATCGTTCCTAATCCTAAAGATGTTCTAGCAGTAGCTCCACTTTCTGTTACAAAATTAGAACCATCACCTACAATAAAATTACTGTCTGTTGGAGTTAATCCTGCAATATCAGCTAACTGTGCATCATATGCTTGAACATCACTTCCTATAGCTAAACCTAAGTTTGTTCTAGCAGATGAAGCTGAAGCAACATCACTTAAGTTATTTGCTTTTACATTTTTTGCATCTAACTGTGTTTGTATTGCAGAAGAAACACCTGAAACATAACCAAGTTCAGTTGATGTTACAGATGATACTGCAACTTTGCCTGATGAATTTGAAACTAAAGCTCTTGATGCAGTTAAGTCTGATGTAGCTATTGTTGATGCAGCACCAGTTATAGATCCTGCTTTTGCATCTAATTGAGTTTGTATTGCAGATGTTACTCCATTTAAATATTGAAACTCTGCATCTGATACTGTTCCGTTTGCAATTTTTTCAGCAGATATTCCTGTAGGTATAGAATCATTTGTTTTTGATAATGCACCAATATAAACATTGTTTAATGCACCTGATGTTAAAGAACCTGCATCCCAAGTTACAGTAACTGTTGTGTTTGTAGAAAATGATGAACTAGCAATAGTTCCGTAAAGTGTTGCAGCTGTATCTGTAATTTTAATTCTTCTACCTGCATGATAAATTGAAGTAACATCTGAACCATTAATTGTAAATGAAGTTCCACTTACATAAGCTGCTGTGTATGTAGCATCACCATCTCCATACTCAATCCATTGTGCATCATTGAACCAATCTCTAGTGTTCTTCATCAATGCTCTAATGGCATTGTTAAGATTAGAAGGTAACATTCCTTCTGCTACTGAAATACTATTTAGTGATGTGTTACTAGCTTGGGTTGTTGAATAATTTTTAATATTAGTTGGCATTTAATCTCCTATAAACCATGCAAAGACTTTATTATTTTCTTTGTTCTTTTCGTTAATTAATGTGTTTATTGCTTCTTCAATTTGTCTTTGAAAAAACTCTTGAGTTTCAAAACTATATCTAACATTATCTATATCAGTTTTGTCCGTCATCTTAAACCTATTCTTGATGCTTTTAAATCAACTCCTTGTGCATGAGTCCAAGGTGTTCCGCTTGGTGTAGTAACTTGTATTCTAAAATACCTACCAGATTGTCTTACTGGATTATCACCACTTGTTACCATGCTTGAAGATGTTGAAACTGTTTCAGTATCAGATAGTTTTTCTTTACTTTTAATTATTACAGTTGCAGTAGCATCAACTATTGGTCTTACATTCGTTATACTACTTCTATGTCCTGGAAACAACTCTAATTCTCTAGTTTCTATAGTTCCTTCATTTTCTGTTCCTGAAAATATAGCTGCTTTATAATTATTATCTATAGCTCCTAAATATCTTTGACCTCCACTCCAAAAATCTGTGTCTAAAGCTATATTTATTTGGTCTAAGTTTTCTGAGATAATATCCATAAGTTCTACAGTATATGCACCTACGAACTGTGAAAATATGGTACTAGCACTAGCATCAGCCGTTGACCATTTTTGTGTAGCATAATTATAGATTAATATTTTATCGCAAATACCTGTTGTGTTAGCTGTATCTGATGCAGACGGATATAACCATAAAGCTAATTGGTTAAATGGATCTACAGCAGCACATATTCTATCAGAAAATGCTTTGTTTAAATCTACATCAAAGAATCTGTTTATTTTCTCAGCACCTATCGCAATAACATTATCACCATTGATTTCAAAGAAACCATCATCAGCATAGAAAAATACTCTTCTATTATCTTGGCAAACTGTTCTTCCATAAACAGCACCTCTGTTTGGAGATATAACTGATAGTCTAAATATTGTTGCACCACCAACATAGTCCATACGTATAATTTGGTTTTGTCTAAATACATAACCAATCTCACCTGAAGTTATGTGAACAATCTCACCACCAGAACCTGGTAAATCTTGTTGGTCAGCTTGTTTAGTTCCTGATTCCCAAGTAGCAATATCATTAATACCTGACCATTGTATTCTATTTTGATTTGTAGGTTGATTACCTGTTATTAAAAAATCTCTAACCACACCTGAAACTCTAAATGTTGGTACACTTCCTGATGTTGCTATTGCTGAAAGATTAGCAAAATTAGTTGATGTACCCATTAAATAATATTGAGGTGCATCAACACCATTACTTGCTATGATATAATTACCAAACTGTGTAAATGTAAAATAATCTGTATTACCACCTGTTAGCGATCCTTTTCTTGAGGTAAATGTTCCGCCATCTAATTGATAAATGTCTGTGTTCTTAGCAACAAAGTTAAATACATTACCTGAATTATCTCTAAATGAACCAGCACCTCTGCTATCTGCAGCAATATTGTTTGTAGAATAATTTACTAATGAAGGAAATCTTTTATAAGAATTTTGTGCATAATAAACATTGTTTGCTGTAGTAGCACCAGGATTTAAATATTCAGGTTGATCCGGTAGCCATTCGCCAAAAGGTAATTGCATTTTTTTCCTATGTATTATTATTTGTTACTTTAGTCGTATCTTGAAAAGAACTAGCTACAGTTACATCTGATCTAATTTGTAATGGAGAACCACTAAATTGATCTTCTCTATCGTTTCTTTCTAATCTTTCAAGAGCTGTTGTGTACATACCTTGCCATTGTTGTAATCTTGCAGGTTCAACACCACCTAAAAAATTAGCAGCATGATATAGTGAACCATATAAATATATAGCAGGATGATTAGTTAAAATATAATTTGTTGTATTTGAATCTGATAAAGCATCAAATGATTTGTAATAATTTAATGTACCTGTGTATGTTGTATCAGGTGTAGGAGCAAATCTAAAATTATCTCCTATAATAGTATAAGCTACTGGCATACCACTTGTAGAAGAACCTTTAATCTGATCCATTTGTGGTGGTGTCATATATGTCAAAGCATATTTAGTTCCGCCACTTAAAATAAATAAATCTCTAACTTGTAAAAATCCTGAAGGTAGAGCAACTGTTTCTGCATTAATTGAAAATGAACTATCAGATTCAACCATTTTTCTAATTCTTAATTTAGAGTTAAAATCTTTTTCAGTTAAAACAATAAAATCTCCTGTAATCTCAGTTGTTAAATCAGATCGGTTTAACCAATTAGCTACTGATGATTGTAATTCTGAATAATTTGATAATGCCATTAAATTCTTCCTTCTGCTGTTCTAAAATACTTAAACTCATTACTGTTCAATTTGAGTTTTAATATTTTACTTTGAACTTCTTTTGGTAAAGCAAACCAATTACCATCACCATGTGGGTCATATTCTTTTGCCCAGACTTCTAAAGCTATTGTTGGAATAGAAGCTACTCTTTTCAAATCTCTTGATTTTGAATAACCATCTCCATCATTTAAAAGTCTTTTATTGTGTTTTAAATGTGGGTCTATATCTACTTCATGCTTTATAACAATCTTTTTTTCTTTTTCGTCAGTTGAAAAAGTTGTTTTTTTTAAGCCGTCTAACTGAATTTCTTTCATCCTTGACCTCTATTTTTTTTTCTACCTGGTATTCTTTTACTGTAACTTTTAGCATGACGACCAGGTCTTTTTCTAGGCTTGGCTTTAACGTAATTATTAACTCCAAATAAACCTTTTTTCTTAGCCACTATGCACTCATTTCAGTAACTGAAACATTTGCTGTACCAATCGCAGCCATTTTTTCGCCAGGTGATACCTTGAATATTTCAGGTTGATCTACTGGTAAAAATATATCGTTAGCTGTTGCAGTTGGTGATCCACCAAAGACAATATGTACATCAGCATCAGCAGCTACTCTAACGTATTCAGTTTGTGAACCGAAAGCTGTTGCTGTTGCAGCAGATGAACCAGATGGTGATACTTTTTGTGTTGTTCCAGGTCTTAATCCATAATTAAAACTCATATTATTCTCCTATTTAGTTTTGGGGGAACTTCCGCTAGGCTGAACCCCCAATTTATATTTATCTTCTTATAACAAATGTCACAAGTAATTTTTTAGCACCAGTAGATGCACCATCGGTAATCATCTCTATTGTGCCATTTTCTTCTACTCTGTTAGCAGCAGTCGGTGCAGATGTATCTACATCTCCAGCAGCTGAACCATCATAAGCAACTGTTATTCCGCCATTAGTCATAGCAGTTCCACCGATTTCAAAAGAAATACCAGCGTTTGCACCTGTAATAGCACCTTGTAAAGCAGTTAAGATTTTTATTACTTTTCCGCCATCAGGTACTGCAACAAATGTAGATGAAGCTGTACTAATATCTTCAATTTCAGCAGTTATAAAATAATCGTTTAATGTTCTCATTTTTTTTCTCCGTTTGTCGTTCCGTCTATAACCTTACTAAGACTTCAACATGGGTTAAGTGATGGGGATGTAGTTTTTAAGGGTTACATCCCCAATCACAATTAGATTATGATGTTGTTAAATCGTAAACAGCACCACTTGCTTGTTCGTTTCTTGACTCAAGAGTATATTCAGCTACTAAGAATCTTTGGTCTGCATCAGCAGTCTGAGCAGGATTCTGTAGAGAGAAATCTCTTAAGAAAGATACTGCAAACATGTCCATCTCTAATACT